TCTTTAGTAGATGTAGAATTATTCTCTAGTTCAGCTAATCTACTATCTGTTACAATAGCATGTTCTACTAATGCTTCTGTAATATTCTCTAAATCCTCTACACGTTTAGCTAGATTAACATAAGCACTGAGAGAGTTCAATAGACTACTTAATGTAGTAGACTCTCGTAAACTGCGCTTAACTCCTGTATTCCACACATCCTTATCTTTCATTAATGTATATGTAGGGTGGTTTACATTATTCTTAATACTATAATCAATAATATTCTTATATACAGGGGAATGCTTAACTGTCTTCACCCACGTTTCAGGCTTATTGTGCTTATTAGAGACAACAGATAGTGCTTTAGTAGCATCATCTCCGGTGTCTAGCACATAAGTGTAGGCTTCATTAGTTTCTTGTTTAGAAGCTCTAAGCTTGCGTTTAATAACACCATCATCTATTAACTCTTGAATGAGAGAACGCTTCTCAGATTCTTGTTCTACTATTAGACGCTTTAGGTCATTGGAGTCTTTAATCACAAGACTTGACCAAAGCTATAAATATAGAGGCCATCATAACGAAAACTGCAAACATACCTACTGCCACTGAGGTAGCCATTGCGTACCAAGTATCTCCTAAATAAGTAGATATAATATGGAACAGGAATGATATTAAATATACCACTATAATAGGTAATAATATCCACAAATATTTAACTTTCATAATAAATCTCCAATATATATATATCTGAATAATATTCTACCCAGATTTTTTAATATGTAAAATCCTGTATGGTAAAATACAGGGGTTAATTATTCTTCATCTAATTCTACATGAATTTCAAACCTATTACAAAGAAAGTCTTTATCTACATTCATAGATTGTTTACCGTAGTACCCATACTGCTTTGCATCTTCATTCATACATAAATAACCCATATAGACGTTAGGTACTTTTGCATTCATTTGAAAGTACTTACAATCCGAACACGTCCTTTCCTCTTCTGCTGCTTCTTTAAAATCCATAACCTTACCCTCTTCTAAACCTAACTTCATCCCACCATATCCTATCACCATTATTATGTAAAGCATAACCTTCATTATTAATGATATAAAGAGTAGTCTCAGAGTTTTGAGGAACAATACGTAAAGTAAGTCCCTCAGTATCACAACGCTTTTGTAAAGCACTATTGAAGTCTTGCTTCTTCCACTGTTTAAATTCATCTGGTGACATATTATAATTCTCCTGTTGTAATACCATCAATTAACCAAGATAATCTATGAGCGCAACACCATCTGTCAGAGATGTAAAGCATTTCATAATAATTATCTTCCTTATTATAGCCTCCCAGCTCCCCTCCCGCTCTAAAATCATCTTCTTCGGTAGCACACCTCTTATATAGCTTTATCAGTGCGGGTAACAGAAGTTTAAACTTCTCAATAGATTTAGTATCTAAATAGTAATTGAACGCTTTGTTTGTCAGATAATGTAGTTTCTCTGGTCTCATCATTCAATCCTCATTTAATTAATTTAATAGGGAGCATAACCCCACGATTACTAACAAACTCTGCTACAGCACATAAACGTGTAACTCCATCTTCAATAGTTAATGTAGATAAGTTAATTACTACAGGCTTATCACTCCAACATGATCCCATACCATGATTGTATAGCTTCTTAGATAAGTGTAACACACGATTAGCCTGTTTACTAGATAAAGGTGTATGATCTAAATTATCTAGTAAATACTGAGCTATATGTTTACTCATTGAGTATATCACATTATCTGTATATACGTCCACTTCTTTCTTATAGGAGTCTAATGTGTATATAATTTCATTTACGTCTACATTAGAGTTTCTGGTGAAATTATATGTATCTAATACTTGTTGTACTCTAGTGTTCATCAGATTCACCTCTTAGTGTAAGGAGTTCATCATAAGAGGCTATTACTACTTCATTATTCTCTAAGTAATCCACTACCTGTCTACCTAACAAAGCCGCCCTAAAGTATAACTCACTATCAGATTTAGCTGTAGCCTCAAGATACACTTTATTAAATTCTTTAGTCAGTTGATCTAACTATATCCATAATATTCTCCAATTGGTTAATGTGAAGCTACTATACAGACTACTTGCCTATATGTCAACCTTAAATTAATACTTGACTTGTATTATTAGAGGGTGTACTATGCGTGGAAATTAACCGAGGAGATATCCAATGAGATTACACAATAAAGTAGTAGAAGATTCTAGCGGCATTAAATATATTATTCTATTTGAGCATGGTAAACTAGATACACCATTATGTATTATTAGTGAGTATGAATGGAAGAATTTATCTAGTGAAGTTTTTACTAATATGCTAAACTTTGGAGATGATAGAGAAGATTAATTTCTGGAGATTTTTTAGTTTAGGATTTCTGGTACAATAAAATACAAATTAACTAAAGGTAGGTAGATATGACACGCATTAACATTGTAGAGCCAGAGCAACTAACCAAGCAACATCTATTAGCAGAATATAGAGAATTACCAAGGGTATTCACACATGTATTAAAAGCTATCGAATCTGGCAAGACACTAGATGACTTCAATATTCCAGATAAATATACTATTGGTAAAGGACATGTCACCTTCTTTTATGACAAGTGCCCATATTTAATGTGTAGATATCTTAGAATACGGAATACTCTATTAGAAAAATATAATTGTAATTTAGATGGTAATTTTCATAAGAGAGTTGTAACTAACTATAAAAATATTCCTGTAGCGTTTATGGCAAATTGTTACCGTCCAACACCAGAAGAAATCTATCTAAATATGTACCGTTTAGCTAATAGACAGTATGGATTAGGTGATGATAATGATAAACATGTACTAGGAGAATATAATGTATAAACAAATTAGAGATATAACAGTTGCATTCATAGTATGGTTTGTGTTAGCATATATCTGTACAGCATTAATGGCATCTGTTATAGAATTAGAGAATTACTTTAATATTTATAAGTGGAGTGAGCATGAAAGAGGGTTGTTGCTAGGTAATATCTTTTGCATAGGATGGCTAGTGTTTAAACAAATTAAGAGTAAAGAGGGAAAGTGATATGAAGATAGTTACAATTAGTGATACACATAGTATGCACAGGCAACTAACAATACCAGACGGGGATGTCCTGATACATTCAGGGGATTTTTTAGGTAATGGTAGACTCTCCCAATTGGAAGAGTTTTGTACTTGGTTAAAGGAGTTACCTCATAAGCATAAAATAGTTGTAGCAGGAAACCATGATACGTGTTTAGAACACCTTGCTACTAGAGATAGAGCTATCGAAACTATCAAAGGAGTAGCTACATACTTAGAGGATTCCTCTGTAGTTATAGATGGTATCAAGTTCTACGGCTCTCCTTGGCAACCTTACTTCTATAATTGGGCATTCAATCTACCCAGAGGTAATATAATTAAGAAGAAGTGGGATATGATCGAAGAAGATACTAATGTATTGATTACACATGGGCCACCTCATACTATCTTAGATCACTGCGAGGATGGTCACGTAGGGTGTGAGGAACTATATAAAGCTACATGTAGATTATCTAAGCTGGGTAATCTAAAACATCATATATTTGGACATATACATGAAGGATATGGTACTGAGACTATACGAGGAACTACCTACCACAATGCAAGCAACTGTACAGGAAAGTATGAACCTATTAATAAAGTGTTGACATTTAATATTTAGAGTTGCAATATCGTAAAGCTAATGGTATAGTAGTAGAAGATTAATTAAATAACTGAAACGAGGATAGACAAATGATTGAGACATTTTTTATAGTAGTGTTATTTACGATAGGTGGTGAACAAAAACTTATAGATGGTTGGTATCCAAGACAGTCTGATAATTATGAGGCTTGCCAGAAAGGTGTTACAGGCATACAGAAGTACTTCTTTAATAATAGAGATAATATTGCAGATGAGATACAACAAATAGAAGTCTCCTGTAGAGTAGTTCTATTGCCTGCAATGGAAGTTTAATATAAACAGATATATATATATCTACTATAGAAGCTCCTGTAAGCCTCTGTACGGGCAAGTAGTCTAGGGGTATACTACCCTACAGGGTACTACCTAAACGTGCTGCGGTGAGGCTTATATGGCGTTCTCAGGGGTGTTTGTTAAGAGGTGAAGTAATCTATGAATATAATCCCACACGCCAGAGAAAGGTTAAGAGAAAGGACTAATATTCACCCCTCTGGTTGGATAAGAGCTGCTAAATTAGCTTATAGTCAAGGTGATAATAAGAAGATTATTAGGAAATGTAAGTATAGAGGAGTAACCTATAAGGCTGAATATCTAGGTTTAGTGTGGATATTTGACTGGCAAGGTACTGTACTGTATACTGTAATAGGTAAGAATTAGAATTATAAGGTTTAATATGGGAACGCAATTAGAAGCTATAGACCTAATTAATAAAGGTGGTAATGTATTTCTCTCAGGTGGAGGAGGAGTTGGCAAGAGTTTTCTTATTGAGAAAATAACCACAAAAGATACTGTACTATCATCCTCCTCTGGACTAAGTGCCTTACACATAGGAGGGGAGACAACACATTCCTTATTTGGACTACCTAGAGGTCTTTACACAGAGAAAGATGCAAATACTATTAGCAGCACATTCAGAGCTATATTCAGTGGAACTAAAGTTAAACGTATTATAATGGATGAGATTTCTCGTACACGCGCAGATAACTTGGATTTAATTGATATTAAACTTAGAAAAGTAAGAGAGAATGATCTACCCTTTGGAGGCATCCAAGTAGTATTAGTAGGAGATTTATTCCAATTAGCCCCCATAGTAGATGTATCAGAGAAGAGGATATATAGGCGTTTATATAAATCTCCTTGGATGTTTCACTCTAATGTATGGGATAGTGCCGATTTTACTACAATATGCCTAACAAAGGTATATAGACAAAGTAATGCAGAGCAAATCAAAGTATTATCCACTATAAGAGAAGGTGGAGAGGGGTTGGAGTCTGCTATAGAAAGTGTCAACTCTTGGTGTGTCTCTAAAGAGTTAGATAATAGGTTTTATTTATGCTCTCGTAATATAGATTCAGATAAAATTAACAATAAGTTCTATAAACTTAATACTAATCCAGAGGTAAAATACCCATCCTATAAAGTAGGCATAAAAGGAGAGGAGACTCTTATAAAAAATACAGATTTATTCTTAAAAGAAAATATGAGAGTAATAATCTGCGTAAATGATTCAGAAGGTGAGTATAGGAATGGGGAAAGGGGGTATATACTAAGCTTACACCCGAAGTACGTAACAATAAAGAAAGATGATGGTACTATTGTAGATGTAGGTTATAAAAAAGAATCTACCTATAAGTATAAGATGTCTATAAAGGGTTTAGTTAGGAGTTTAGATAAAACTATAAAAACTATTCCCGTTAAGGCAGGTTATGCTATAAGTATTGATAAAGCACAAGGGATGAGTTTAGATAATATTTATATAGATTTAGGTAATAAACCTAGACTTGCAGCAGGGTTGTGTTATACTGCACTATCAAGAGTGAGAAATCTGGAAAACTCTGAGTTGAGTAGAAAGTTGACAATGGAGGATGTTATAGTAGATAAAAAGGTTAAACAGTTTTATGAGGATTTATAAGAAGAGGTGAACAGTGCATAACAAATTAAGATTAAAAGGCCAAATCTTTGGAAGATTATGGGTAATAGATGAAGATCATAATAGAACTAAAGCTTCAAAAGTAAAATGGGTATGTCTTTGTACGTGTGGTAATACTACTAGTGTAGTAGGTAGTCATCTAAAGAATGGCTGTATTCGATCCTGTGGGTGTTTAAAAATAGAAACTACTATTAAGATGAGTACTAAACATGGCTTAACAGGACACCCTTTGTACACTGTATGGTTAAACATGAAACAAAGATGTAATAATCCTAAAAATAAGAATTATAAGAATTATGGGGGAAGGGGTATTACTATCTGTGATAGGTGGTTAAATAGTTTTCAGGATTTCTATGATGATATGATAAATGGTTATAAAGTGGGATTAGAACTAGATAGGATTGATAATGATAAAGGATATTATAAAGTCAATTGTAGGTGGGCTACACACAGTCAAAACTTAATGAATAAGGGTGCTGATATAGGGAAATCCAGTAAGTATAAAGGAGTACATTGGAGTAAGGCAAGTCATAATTGGGTAGCTAGGGTTATGAGAGGAGGAAAACTTCATCATCTAGGTTATTTTACAGATGAAAAAGAGGCTGCATTAATTTATAACAAGAAAGCTAAAGAACTTTTCGGAGAGTATGCTAATCTAAACAAGGTAGAGTATTAACTATAAATGATATCGTTATCAATAGAGATGTGCAACGATATTACAATAATTTGAAGTATGGAGTTAAGTAATGACAAATTCTCACCACTGCACAACACTAAACCTTAGGTATAAATTACCTCTAAGTAATAAGGAATTAGCTACACTAGATATGTATTACTCTTTATATGATAGCAAAAAATTCATTAAAGTGTTAGGCACTTCTTGTATAGTGTTAAGTATAAAAGAATCTAAATTCGCTCACTTATCTTATACTGAATTAAAAATAGATATTAAATTACAACAAGCATTAACATTAAAGGATAAATGATGAGAAATTATATACAAGTAAAAGAAATTGATGGTACGAATGTAGTAATAAATGAGGATTCAATAACACACTATTACGGGAGTGGAACAAGAGATGGTAATAATTATACTGAGGTGATACTAACTAGAGGCTTAGTGCGTGTGGATCTACCCTTAGAACAATTTAATAGTATTATTAAGAGGATAAGTAAGTTATGAAATTAAGTGAATGCAAATTAGGATTAGTAGTGCAAGGTGTAGACAATACTTACGATGAAATGATGAGTAAAAGAACTGGTTTTGGACACATATTAGGTTTTGAAGTGGTAAATAATAAATTATATGTTGTGGTACAGATGCCAGATAATCATAAAGGCTTCATTAACACTTACCTAGAACATCATCAGATAAAACCACTTGAGGATTAGAGGATGACTGACCAACACAATATACAAAATATATTAGCTAGATTACAAAATGAAGGTAAGGGAGATTATACTAAATACCGCTGTGGAGAAACATACTTAGAATACTACTCCAAAAAAGAGGGTGATTGTATATACTTCGAGTTCGATAAAGATGGTAAACTATTAGATATTAGTGCTTAGGAGGGGGTTATGGATAATTACACAGATGAAGAGTTATGCAGTACATTAAGAGAAAATAATGGATTAATCAATTGCCAAGCTCAAATACAGGCAGCGGATAGAATTGAAGAGTTGTTAGAGACAGTAAAAAGGTTAAATAACACTATAATATCTATAACTGAACCTTATAGCTTTTACCCACCATGTATTAATAATTCAGAAGAGAATGTAACTAAGATACTTAAAGAATAGTATGAGAAGTAATAAAATATGACTGAACACGAAAATGGTATATGGATAAAAAATGTAGAATGCCCCTTCTGCTCCTCTTCTAATAATTTAAGCTTATATGAAAAACCAGATGGCATTATAGATGGATTCTGTCAAACTCCAGATTGTCCCGATGGTCAATATAAGTCTACCAATAAATTAGCAGAAACTTTCCTAGCAGAAGAATATGACATTAAGAAGTTAATTAAAACAAACAGTAATAAAAAACAGGAGGAAAAGGTGATTACTAGAACTAGACGTAGTAAGACTAAAGAAAAAGCTCCTATTAGTAAGGAACAATTTAAAGAAATTATAGATAACTCATCACTAAAAGGTGGTGGCTATCGTAAGATTAAAGATGAGTGGAATAAATACTATGGAGTAAGGACTGAATTTGATGGGGATGGTGCTGTAAAATGCAGATACTATCCTGTGACTCAAGGAGTAAATGATTCTGGTAAGCCTAAGATAACTGCGTTTAAGAAACGAGTGTGTGCTACTAAAGATTTCTACCCTACTGGACTATTATCTATGGATAGTGATTTGTTTGGGCAGTGGAAATGCAGTAGTAGTAAACGGGTGATAATCTGTGGAGGAGAGGAGGATACAATAGCAGCCAGACAGATGATTGAAGAATACCGTAAGCGTAAAGGTAAGGATAGCATAGCACCTATTGATGTAGTATCCTCTAGTCTAGGAGAGGGTAGTATAGATAAACAATGTCAGAAGCAATATGATTTCTTAGATGGATATGATAGTATCATCTTAAATCTAGATAATGATAAAGCAGGTGATCTTGCTGTAGAAAAATTACTTAAAGTTTTACCTTATTTAAAAGTAAGGGTCATGGAACAGCCAGAGGATTGTAAAGACGCTTGTGATGTACTTAAAAATGGGCTTGCTAATGATTATATTAGGAATATTTACAATGCTAAAAAACCTGTAGTTGCAGGTATCACTGGAAGTAGTACAATATTCGATGGAATCTTAGAGAACGTATCTAAGAAGAAAGTACCTTTACCTAACTTCTTAGATAAAGTTAATGTTATGCTGGAGGGTGGTTTATCTATGAACACCTTTAACATTATAGCTGCCCATACCAGCGTAGGTAAGAGTACAGTTACTAATGAAATACTCTATCACTTAGTAATGAATGCAGAAGATAAGGTAGGTGTTATAAGCCTAGAGGCATCTAAACATGTACTAGGAGAGCAATTACTATCCTTACACTTAAACAAACGCATAGCATCTATATCAAATGAAGATGATAAGGTTAAGTTCTTACTTGATAATAAGGATAAATCAGAAGAATTACTCAGAACAGTAGACGGAGATGATAGATTTTACATTATGGACGATAGAAGTTATCTATCTAATCCAGAGGAAGTGTTTAAGAATATAGATAAACTTATTAGAGGCTTCGGTGTAAAGTTAATTATCATTGACGTACTATCTGATTTGATGGATAATTTAGATATAAATGCACAAGCAGAGTTTATGGGCAGGATTAAGAAAGTAATTGCAGCTAATGAAGTAATTATTATAGGCATTATGCACATGCGTAAGGAGATGTCAGGGAAGGAAGTAAACCCTCATTCTGTAAATGAACACAGTATTTATGGAAGCTCTACTGCTATTAAAAGTGCTAGTACGGTAATTCTTATGTCAAGAGATAAACTGGCTGAATGCCCAGAAGAGAAGAATACTACAAGAGTAACACTAACCAAAAATAGGGGTAATGGTGTTACAGGTAAATGTTGTGAGATATATTATGACTATAAAACTCATAAACTGCATGACAAAGATGATTGGTTAGAGAATAATACTGAGGAGTATTAAATGAATAAAGAATTAGAGCAAGTAGTAGAGGCATGTGATAATATAGACGCTGATATATGGGAATGTCTTGGTCGGGAAGATGAGTACCCACAATTAGAGATTACAATGACAGCTATGTATGGTTTACATGTTAAGTTCTTGGGTGAATCTATCTGGTATTCAGATGATGACATGAGAGAATGGATTGAAGATGAAGGTGACTATGAACCTATAGAGCCTTATTTACGTAAGAAGATTAATGAGAAGATTGAGTTTATTAAAAAGATAAAGGTGTAAAAATGGCAGTTAACATTACAGGAGATATCGAGACTAATAATCTACTCAACAATGATAGTATTTGTTATAATTCATCGCCTTATAAACTTAAAGATACTTACAAAACTCACTGTATTGTATTAGAGATACATGAGACTAATGAGATTATAGCATTCTACAATGGGAAGAAGTATATTCTGGATGGTCGTGAGTTTATTGAGAAAGATGATAAGTACACTTATGAGTTGAAAGATTATGAACCTATTGAATACACGCATTATCAATTAAGGGAATTTCCTGATTACATTAAAGGTATTAAGGATTTAGATAAGGTTGTATTTCACAATGGAATTAACTTTGATTTCCTCTCCTGTAAGTTGTACTTCGGTATGGACTATACTATTGGTGGGTTAGACGGAGAGTCTGATACGTGGTGTGGTAGAGAAGTGGATATTGTAGATACAATGATCTTATCTAAAACATTAAACTCTGATCGTTTATGTGGTCACAGTCTAGATAAATTATCTAAAGTAGCTGGAGGTGCTGAGAAGGTAGATTTTAGACCACACGTACCTAAGAAAGATAAGTACAATACATTTGCAGTGGATATGTTGTACTACAATATTTTTGATGTGAAGTCTAATACAGATGTATATAATTACTTAGAGAAAGAACGTAAGCAAGACGATTGGAATTGGGATGCAGCTATTAGATTAGAGAAGAAAGTGGCAGAAATAGTATGTCGCTCTAGTCACAGAGGATTCAAGTTTGACATAGAATTAGCTGAGAAATGTATTCGTGAGCTTGACGAACTCATGGAAGAAAGACGACAACGTGTAGAACCATTACTACCACCACGACCAGCTACTAAGAAGTTTCTAAAGGAACATACACCTCCTGCTAGTCAGATACTAGAGAAGGAGATTCCATTCCCTAAGTCATTCTTTAACAAGAAGATGAAGTTAAGTAAGACGGGCGAGAAATGGCTAGAGAAATATGATGCCACTTATAATGAAGATAAATGTGAGATTGAAGTAAATGGTATTACATTAAAGAAAGACTATGATACAGGTGGTGGCAATTATAGTTTTCCTCCTGTAGCATTTACAGAGAAATCTTTATCGGCTAATATTAAGAAGTTTGCAGATAAACATGGTGGTAGTTATGATGAGGATAATTTAACTATTATAGTGTTTGGTGAGACTATGAAGTTACCTATTGATGTGAAGGCGTTGAAGACTCACATGGTGGCTGAAATTAAAAATACTACCCATATTAAAGAGTGGCTGGTATCTCTAGGATGGCAACCATCTGAGTATAAGATGAAGGACATTACACTAAAGTCTGGCACTAAGATTAAGCGCACTAAGGAAGAACTGGAAGTAGCTGTAGATAGGTATATAGAAGAGACTCTTAATTCTGAGTTTTGTTCTGATCGTTGCAAACACCTAAGAGCTAGGCCTACTTACTTGAGTTTAAAAAGTAAGATGATGGAAAAAGCAGAACGGTATGGATGTAAAGTTCTGACCAACGCTTCCTTCACAGTAGGCCAAAATAAAGAGTTGTGTAAGGATTTAGAACGTATTGCTGAGAGATTTCCTTACGTACAGGATATTGTAGAATATCTTACATATAAACACAGGCGTTCAAGTATTTTAGGTGGAGATGCAGATTGGGATAGTGATGAAGAAGCTGAAAAAGGGTATATGGCTCATGTAAGGGAGGATGGGAGAATTGCTACGGAAGCTGATACTTGTGGTTGTGCATCAAGTAGATTTAAGCATAAAAAGGTTACGAATATTCCTCGTACTACATCTTTATATGGCAAACAGATGAGGGCTTTGTTTGGAGTAGATAAAGATTACTTACAAGTTGGGTATGATTTTGATAGTCTAGAGAATGTAATTCAGGCACACTACACTTGGGGTTATGATAGTGAGGATAAACCTTACTGTAATTCTCTAGTAAGACCTAAACCTCTGGACGCACATACAATCATGGCAGAAGCCTTGTCTCTAACATTAGGTACAACATTTGATAGAGGTAGTGCCAAATCTGTGAACTATTGTATTGCTTATGGAGGACAAGCACCTAAAGTAGCTCAGACTATCGGCTGTGATGTCAAAACAGGAGAGAGAGTATTTGACACCTACTGGGAAGTTGCTAAACCTCTCAAGATACTACAGGATAAGTTGACTAAATGGTGGGAAGTAAAGGGAGATAAGAAGTATATTATCGCTCTTGATGGCAGGAAGATATATACTAGGGCTAAACATGCCCTCTTAAATTCTTTATTCCAAAGCGGAGGGGTTATTTGTGCTAAAGTAGCGGCAGTTTACCACGATAAGTTAATTAATGATGCAGGACTATCTTGCGATTTCTTTAAGGATGACTGGAGAAATAAGAAGTTCTCACAATCACTTATAATGTTTCATGATGAAGCGCAGATAGAAGAGAACCGTGAGAACTTTATATTTAAATCTTTTAATAGTAAAGAAGAAGCGTTGACTTTTAGTAAAGAAGATGATAAGATATGGTCTGAGCCTATTTATAAAGGAGATAGAGTGTTCTTAGGTTGGAGTCTATCCTCTGAGCTGATAACCAAGGCAGTAGATATGACTACAGAACATTTTAAGTTGAAAGTACCATTGACCGCAGGGTATGCAATTGGTAAAGATTGGTCGGACTGTCACTAAAGAGGGTGGCTAAATTTAAAAAAGATGGTAAACAAAAACATCTAGGTAATCATGTATTGGAAACAGATGCAGCCAAGGCCTATAATGACTACGCTTTTAAGATTAATGGTGAATACGCCTACTTAAACAAAATAGAGGATTAACATGAAGAATGATTATGTAGAAACTATAGTAAATAAAATACCTATCTCTAGACAAGTAGAAGTGTACAATAAACTAGATAACTGGGAGTGGTTTGAAGAATTACCAGAAGATGAGCCTAATTACTATGTACCTAATAGTGTAAGAGGATATTTTCTTTATTTTCTACAGAAAGCTATAAGTCGTAATTTTAGTGGCAAACGTAAACCTAATTCACCCTCCCCTGTACTATGGTCAGACATAGTAGAAGAAAAAGTAGGAGGTTATAAAGACAGATGTAATAGGTATAGTGTATTTATGAATAGCTATAGGAATAAGAGTGTAGAGGGTTTAACACAAATAGATTTAATAAGAATGTTGAATAAATTAGATGAAATCAATGGAGAAATAAATGAACGATAAAACAAGATATAAAATTGGAGATGAACTAAAAGCAACCTTAGTTATCACAGAAGAGGATGAATATGATGATGAAAAACATTATTCTTTAGAGGTTAAAGGATTACCTGATGCAGGTATAGATAATGTTTTCACTCAGGAAGAATTAGATCAAGTATTCAATCGTGCTTTTATTAAACGTAAATTACAAGCTGATATTGATAAAGCAACTAAACTATTAGAGGAGATGAATAATAATGATGCCTAAATTTCTATCACAAGTCCCTATTAATGACTTCGAGCATGAAGATGGAGGTAAGGGATTAACATTAACGTATGAATGGTTAACTGAACAACTTAGAATAGGAGGGGTTATGGAAAGTAATGAGGTTATTAGTCAAGTAAATGTAGCACATGAAGGTATTGTGTTATTTGTTAAGGAGGGAATGTAATGTTATTTTATATATTATGGTTATTGGCTTTTATAGCAGTAATACTAGGAGTCATAAAGTCATTCCATAGGTATGATGAAGGTGGAGGCTTCTTTATGATAATATTTGGTATAGTATTTTGTATTATACCCCTAGTATCTTGGATTAGCCATTCCAGTGATCTTTCTAACATTAAGAACCAACACTTGAATATAAAAGAATATCAATTGCGTGTGGATAGTTTACAAGAGAGGTTAAATAACTTTGACTACCCAGTAGGCGCATTAATGAATGCAGATACTCCAGTTGCAGCCATTGTTAACTCACTGTCTCATGCAGAGTCAAAACTATTAGCAGCAAAAGAGAGTATGATTGAAAGTATTAAAGACGTAGATGCTAGAAAATTAGGGCCAATGTCAGGAGTTATTAACTTCGTTGGCGATTATAAACAACAAACTGAATTAAATTAATAGGAAATGTAATATGACGACAGTAAACTTTAAATATGAAAATGGTGACTTACTTAGAGATAAAGTAACTAAACTGGAAGGTATTGTGCGTGTACGTGCAGAGTATTCTACAGGGTGTCACCACTATGGATTGCAACAACAGAAGGTATTAGAAGCGGGGGGTACTCCAGAGTGGGTGTGGTTAGACCAGTCACAATTAGAGTTAGTAGAAAATGGTGTGGTAACTTATGATGTAAACCCAGAGACTACTAGTGGGTCATTTCCATCAGGGCCTAATCAGTAATAAACTAATTAAATTAAACTAAGAGGAAATGTAATATGAGCTTGAAAAAGAAACAACTAGAATCACAAGGCGAAGGTCTTAACTACAACTTCATTCACGGTCAAGTGGAGGACGATACACATGATGCACGCATCTCTGTTATTATTGATGCTGGAACACAGGAAGCAGCAGAAGCAGTGTATGGTACTAAAATGGATGTTACTAACGTATCGTACTTCTTAACAGAAGAGGAAGCATTTGATTATGGAGATCGTGCAGAGAAGATTGTAGGTGGGTATATCTATGGAGAAGAAGGCTGGGATGAGCAGCCAGAAGAAGTAGAGGCTACTAAGGAGATTATCGAAGAATACAAAGTAGATGCAGAAGTAGGACAGACATTATATCAAGTAAACTTTAAGATCGTGCAGCCTAAGCCAAGGGAAGAGGTTATCTATGCTGTAGACTTAGTAGACACGTATGTTAATTATAAAGAAGATGGTACAAAAGAAGATGCACTTCAATACCGCGTGTGGTTAAACCAACGTGATTTTATGACTAAAGAGTTGAAAGGCTTCTCTACTAACTTTGCACCACCTAAAGGTAAGAACAACAAGGGTTGGACATTCTCTCCTTTATCTATGCACTCTAAGTTAGCAGAAGCTACAGGTGAGCTAGATATTATCAACCCTCAGAGCGCAGATCATGGTGATCTATCTTTATTACTAGATAAACCTATTGGCATCCCTACTACACAAAAGCACTCTGAAAGTAATGGTAAGGAATATATTAACTTAAAGATTGGTGCGCCTGTACGTCTATCTAAGAAATTACTTAACTTAGGTATTACAGAATTAGATTGCACACCAGAAGCTATTGATTTTGAGACAGCTACAGTAGAGCAATTTGAGAATGCTAAACCTAATAAATTGGTGATTGCTAAAATCAAGAAGTCTATTGATTATGAAGGCTCTCAGATGCAGAAAGCATTAGAAGAGTGGGAAGCTAGTAAAGGAAGTTCTAATAAAACTGAGGTAGCCGATGAAGATAAGCAAGAGACATCCAAAGAAGAAGTTCCTAAGAAGTCAGTTGAGAAAGCGAAGGCTAAAACTAAAGCTCCTGTAGATGATGAAGAAGTAGATGCAGATGATGTATTTGGTTTAGATGACTAAGCAATAATAGCATACACAAGGATGTGTATAATCTAGGAGGACGTATGGGATTAAAGAAGAATAAACCAGTAGACGGAAGATTAAAACAGTTTCCAGATAGTAAACTAACAGCAATCTTAGATACAGATTGGTGTGCTTATAGTATTGCGAGTGTGGGAGATGAGTTGTACATAGAGGTTACGCACAATGGTACAGGCAAGACTGTAGAGTTTAAAAATGTAACTGAGTTCAAAGGTAAAGGTAAGCAATTAGGTGGCTGGTTAGGGGAACAGAATATTAAACGTGAGGCTAAAGGTAAGCCATTACTGTCTCTTGATGACTTCACTATAGAGCCTAAACAAAGACGTAAGAAGGAGTATGAATATAAAACTATCAAGGAAACTGAATATAATAAGAAAGATTATAGAGGGTGGACTGTTATAGGTGAACCTGATTTAGATGGGGATATTCAATTAAGAAAACCTATTACGGATGATGAAGCCTTAGTACGAATCTTCTATTCTGCCAAATCTACTATTAAGAAAGCATTAGCGGATTTAGGTACACATAAGTATGAATCTTACTTAGGAAAAGGTGGTAAATACCGCGAGGATTTATCTACACTGCTAAAGTACAAAGGTAATAGAGATAATACTTTACGCCCTCTTGTAATGAAAGATGTAGTAGAATATTTAGAACGATCCTTTGATAGTACCGTTATAAATCACATCGAGAATGATGATGCAGTTGTAATGAGGGCTTATGGCGATCCTAATGCTGTAGTAGTAGGAGAGGATAAAGATTTCTATGGATGCCCAGTAAAATTCTTTAATGCTAATCGTCCAGAAGAAGGTATTATAGATGGAGATTGTTTTGGAGAGTTACGAAGAGAGGGGGCTAAGAATAAAATAAGAGGTCATGGCAGATTATTCTCTTATTGGCAAATGTTAGCTGGTGATTCGTCTGATAATTATAAAGCGAGTTGTCACTCTGATGTTAGGTATGGAGATGTAGCAGCTTATAATGACCTTGTAGATTGCAAAGATGATAAAGAAGCTCTAGAGAAAATGATAGAGGTGTTCAAGCGTTTATATCCAGAACCTAAAGTAGTTAAATCATGGAGAGGCCATGAGATGCTAATAGATTGGTTGTATGTAGCTAGAGAGCAATTTAGAATGGCTACCATGTTACGTTGGGAAGGGGATAGTAGAACGTTGGATACGGAGCTTGCTAAGTATAATGTGGAGTATAGTTATGAAAACTGAATATAAACTATGGCACTTTACCTATGAAAGTGTAGGTAAAGTTACTGTTATATATTGGAAAGATGTACCTATAGTAGAAAGGGTATGTAATCAGGTAATGATATTTGGATGGTGGCTATATTAGGAGGAGTAACTAATGAAACAAGTAGCAATACTATACAAAGGTGATAAACCATCTTACCCAGAAGTAGAGGATATGGAATATACATACATTAAGAATCCTTGGCATGTACATGGTATGGCATTCGATGGACTGATAGTAGATGATATGAGTATAGATAAGAGTTTGGTTAAACAAGCTATGAGTTATGTGAGAGAAGGTGACTATGACACCTGATGAAGCGCATACTTTCCTAATGAAATCTATAGATAAGGCATACTCTAATCTAATACGCGAATCAAATAAACCTAAAGGTATTAAGTTTATAAAAACCCCTGATAATGATTTTATGGTAGGATTTACTATAGACTATGATAAAAGTATGATTACATCTATACAACTAAGAGGTAGTATAAAACAAGTGACAATAAAAGGTGCATTAAGTTATGAAGACATTTAGTATGAGTCAATATGTGAGCAAAGAGGATTTATTTGAGGCCAGATCAGTATACTATGAGAATCTAGTATATGAGTTGGCAGATAGATTAGTAGAAGAGGGTGTATTGTATAAGAATGAGTATTCCCAGTATTTTTGGAGCGAGACACAGGAGTTATTAGGATGAGTAATACAGATTTCAATAAATTAGCAAAAGAGATTCACCAGTACAATAAAGAAGCGGGATGGTGGGATGATGATAGAGAGATTGAGACAGCATTGATGTTAGTAATAACAGAAATAGCTGAGGCTACAGAGGGAGAACGTAAAGACTTAATGGATGACCACTTACCTACAAGAAAAATGGGTGAAGTAGAGTTAGCAGATGCTTTGATTAGGATGTTAGATATAGGTGGTTATTTAGGACTAGAGTGTTTGGATATTTCTAGTTACTGGGAAGATAATGACTACTCTATATTTAAAGAGCATCTAGAGCTTTGTTCTGTAGTGGTGGATTTCTACTCACGTCTTGCAGAAGGTGCTAGAAAAAGATATTTATCCTTTCTATATACACAATTCATAGCAGGTATTATTACAATCTCTGGGCAGTTTAATTATGATGTCATATCAGCTATGTATGAGAAATTAGAATACAATAAGACTCGTCCTGACCATAAGAAAGAGAATAGGGCTAAGGTTGGAGGTAAGAAGGTATGAATGAAGAATACACCTTACTAGAGTTAAGCGTAGTAAACGGGAAACTAAGTCTACTTAATTCCTATGTAAAGACGCTAGATAATACTAGCCTACGATTGGTGAAGAAGCACATAGATGAGAGGATTGATGCTGGATTAAAAGGTGAGTATGATATAAGAGATGCTAATACGTATCAGGAAGTACTTGATTCTAGCAGTAGTATAGATTGGAGGTACTATAGGTATATCGTTAATGAAGATGGAGATGGGCTGTGTATGGGGATTATTAAATGAGTAAAAAACTCTTAGCAATAGATCAATCCTTGCGCTGCACAGCTTGGTGTATATTTGAAGGTGATAATCTAGAATCATTAACATCCTTTGGTTGTATAAAGACTTCTAAAAATGATGGTGACTTATTTACAAGAGTAAGTATTATATCTTCTCAATTAGAAAAGTTAAGCAAGCAGGATATTACACACCTATGCAGAGAAGGTCTATCATTTGGCGGAGTAGGTAATGCTACAAGAGATTTAGCTTACCTTGTAGGTGCAGTAGAGGCTACAGTAGGAGAACCTTTTGCAGAGGTATCTCCCACGTCTGTGAAGAAGTTTGCAACAGGTTCAGGCAGAGCTGATAAGGGAGGTATGATAGCAGCATTACCTAGCAGTATAAGTGAATGGTTTATAAGTAAGAACTATAAGAAGACCACAGGATTAGCTGACTTAGCAGATGCTTATTTCATTGGTCAGTATTTTATAGATAAATTGAGGAATAGTGTATGAGCGGTATAAAGATAAGTTTCGTAGATAAAGATTACAAAGGAAAGTTTAAGAGTTGGGGTCTAAGGCAAAATGTCTCTTTGGAGGATGTAGGTAATAGGGACAGGGAAGTTGTTATTAGTAATCTAAAAGAGAAGTGTAAGTTACCTTGGAGAATATTTCTACATCAGTTAGAAGAACTGTGCATAACTGAACTCTTAATAATTGAATCTGATCCTAGTATTTATCCTGAGACATACTATGTAGATGATTTACCAGTGGCCTTTAAGATAACAGAAGATAATGAGGGTATAACCTTACACGCAGAAGTTAATTGTGATTATCTAGAAGAGATAGTTTGCAAGGTAAAAGTGGAGGCATCCAATGATTAACACTAAACTCCAGTTAATAAACCTAGAGGATGTGCTAGTCTACCATAATGGAGAAGAGATATACAAATTAGAACATGATGATGTAACATATTATAAAGATGCAGCTATTAAGTTTCTTAAAGATAGAGGTTGTTTATTTGAAGAATTGATTATGGAGGATTAAAATGTCCAATAATTATGTACAAGAAATGATTAAAGAGTTAGACCATTTAGAGTGGAATGATCGTAGTAAATATCCACTCCTTAAAGAGTTAATTAAATCAGTAGGAGAATTACAACAAGAAGTAGCCACCCTAAAATCACAATTAAATACAATTGGGAAGAATATATGAGTAGTTTAAAAGATGATAAAGTAAAGTTACAAGTGGTAAAGTTGGACGAGGGTGGGTATACACAGTATGAGATTCAAGATATTACACAAGTAAGGCAATCTACTATATCCGACTTCTTGTGTAAGAAAACCCATATCAGGTGGTGGAATGAATATGAGAGTGATAAGAGTAATTTACTTCCCTACAATCCTGAGAAGGTGGAGGTTAGTTTTACTAATGAAGTACTTAACTCTCATTATAAACAAATGTCAGATAAACCTCTCATGAAGATTGAAACTACAGTAGGTGATATTGCAGATGATTGTACACACTTTGTAATACCAGATACTCAAGTAAGGCCAGACATCAGCTTAGATTATTTACACTGGGTTGGTATGTACATTGCTAATCGTAAACCAGATGTAATCATTCATCTAGGTGATCATGCAGATATGCCATCGTTATCTAGTTATGATAAAGGTAAACGTTCAGCAGAGGGTAAGCGACTTCATGAGGATATTAAAGCGGCAATAGATGGTATGCAAGTATTATTGAAACCTTTATACGATCTACAGCAACAAGAATTAACGGAGTACGGAGAGATTAGATATAAGCCTCGTATGGTGTTCACATTAGGTAATCATGAGTTTAGGATTATGAGGCACGTAGATTCCAACCCTGAGTTACACGGCTTCTTTGGCTATGATGATCTCAAGTATAAAGAACAAGGTTGGGAAGTGTATGATTTCTTGAAGCCAGTGATTGTAAATGGTGTCACGTATGTACACTTTATGGCAAACCCTATGAGCGGAAAGCCCTATGGAGGAGCAGCCCTCAATGTACTAAAGAATGTGGGAGAATCATTTACACAAGGTCATAAACAAACCCTAGATGTAGCTACACGCTTCCTTCCTAGTAGTGGTAAACAACAGTGGGCTATTATCGCAGGAGCTTGTTATGTACATGATGAGGACTACAAAGGCTACCAAGGCAATAAGCATTGGAGAGGTGTTGTGGTTAAACATAATGTAGTAGATGGCAGCTTCAACCCTATGTTTGTAGACTTGGATTATTTAGGTAAGAGATATGGAGAGTAACATGCAAGAAGAATTAGACTTAGATAAAATCAAGTTAACCCTCCAAACTATAGCATCTACAAACTATAAGATTATAGATGATGATGTAGAACTAAACACATGGCCTAACTTATTAGTACAATTTGCTTATGTACTTAAAGACGCTGGTTATGATGTACCTATAGATTTAGTTGATAAATATCTTTACAAAGGTGTGATGAAGGAGTATAATCATAGACAAGAAGTTAAGAAACTAGAAGGTCAATTAGATTTACCACTGGAGTAGTATATGAGTAAAGGTATTATTGGAGTAGACGTAGACTTAACAGTTGCAGATTCCGACATAAGCCACTGGGACTGGCTTGGGCAAGTATCTAAGGATGGTAACTCATGTATGCCTAGCGGCGTATTAGACTACGACCTTAGTACCTACTTCAATTTACCTAATTATATAGATAGCATGGACTTCTGGAGGTCTGATGATTTATATGATGCAAGGCCTCGTGATATAGAATTAGACTACTCTACTAAAAGAATTATAAGAAGACCTATACAACCTATTAAGAATAGTGTACAATGTTTACAGTCATTATCTTCTAGAGGATGGGAGATTGTATTTATATCACATATCAAGGGCAATCATCATAAGAGTAAGGTTAATTGGCTTAAACGTCACTTCCCTTTCATGGATGGGTTCGTTGCTACCCAAGAGAAGCACTACATTAATTGTGATGTACTTATAGATGATAGGCATAATCATTTGAATAATAGCAGCATTCTGATAGATAAGATAAAGTTTGACACAGTGTATGAACAGAGTGTAGAATTAGAACATGCAGATTTGATTAGCAATGATTGGATTGAAATTGAAGAGTTTATTAATAAATTATAGAGGGTTAAGATTATGCAGTATTTAGGATTAAGTGTTATTGGTATTTGGGTGTTGTGTGTGGCAGCATGGTTAACGCATATTATTCATTGCTTACTAGCGGCTAAGTATTTATTACTTATTGCAGGAGCATTTATATTCCCAGTAGGTATTATACATGGTATTGGTATTTGGTTCGGAGTTAGTTGGTAATACCTTTTAAACATACCTAGACGACTGCTAAGGAGGTTAGGGAGTACCCCTAGAAGCTCCATATCTCCATCCTAAGCAACGTTTAGCGTTTAGTAGTAGGGTAGTTAGGGTATAGATAAGAGTGGCTTAGAGGGGCTTACAGGAGCATATAACATTAATTAAGAGGAATAGATTATGAGTGGAATTGAGATTGGATTGACTATATGCGTAGGTATAATTACCATAACTATATCTATATTTGCTTGGTGGTTACGTAGGGAGTATTTTCGTATAAAGGAAGAGGATACTTATCGTCTTAATATGAGTAGAGATTATAGAGCGTCTGTACTAGATGATATTCATAAAGTCAGAGAGGAGTTAAAAGAAGTTAAACTGCACTTAGGCTTTGTAGATAAGAAATATCCTTTTCAGGGGTTTCAGCGTAAGCCTTCAAGATCAGTACATCAACGTATAAACCTGCTAATGGATCACCTAAACCTAGAGATTAAAGAAGGTGAGCCTAGTAAGACTATATTGGTTAAGAAGAAGCCAATTAAAAAGGGTAAGTGATATGGAGATTTTTATAGTAATAGTAGGAATCCTTTATGTAGGTACTATGCTCTACACGATATGGGGCATACATGATAATCTAGAAGATATATTAAAACTATCTTATAAAAAAGACGTGGACGAGGATAGGGGTGAATAACTAATGAAGGTAAGTATAACTGATCTATCAGGTAAAGTAATTATATTGAATGCACCTAAGAACTCAGGCAAAGATACTATTGCTGATGCTATCTGTAGTAAAATGGCTAGTACTCATAGGCAGTTTAAACAAAAACTGTATGAATGTACTGCTACATTATTTAATTGGGATTTAGATACATTTATATATGCAGCAGAACATAGAGTATTAAAGGAAAAACCTGTTGCAGCACTAACCGTACCAAGTGCTGAGTTCCATAAGATTACAGCTCTAACTAAGTCTAATAGAGCATTTACGGTAGATGATAATTATAATGTCCCTATCTCTCCTAGAGAAGCATTAATATATGTATCTGAGATTGTAATTAAGCCTAGATTCGGAGATAAGTACTTCGGAGAATCTGCTGCTACTCTTGTTAAAGATGATACAGATGGGACTATATTCAGCGATGGAGGCTTCCAAGAAGAACTATTACCTATTGTAGATGTCGTAGGAGAGAATAATGTATATATCGTACAGTTCACTAGAGGTGATAAGAAAGACTTCTTAGGGGATAGTCGAGATTGGCTACAACCTTATGGTAATATACACTTGCTTAATACAACTAATGATGGTACAATAGATGAAATTGTAGAGGAGATACTGGAGTGGACAGAGAGTGAAGTTTAAGAGTGATAAAGAAAGGTGTTATGTGATACTAAATACATATATGAAACACTATATGAATACAGAAGAGAACTTACCAGAGGATAAGCTGATTAAGCGTTACAGTCATACATGGGAGTTTAAGAAGTTAATTATAACCTATCGTATTCATAGGTTGTATAATAAGATTAAGGATGGTATTATAATGGCTTACTTAAAATATATAATGAGGGTGTAAGATGACGAAGTATTATGATTGCATAGGTACAGAAGTAAAGATAGGCGATAGTGTTGTCTTTGCAGAAGATGATAGTATGGAGTTACTTGTAGGGGAGATTAAAAGTTATGATGAGAAAGGTCATATTAATAATCCAGAAGTAGGTATATTCGAAGTAGAACATGAAGGGTTAATCTTTAGACGCTTTAAAGAAGAGATTTACTACATAACCACATTAGATGAATTAGGAGGGTAATATGAATAAAGATAATATGACAGTAGTGCTTAATATAGAATTAACGGGGGATTGCAGTGAGGAAACTATTACAGCTATCGTTAAGAAAGAATTAGATAAGCAACTACTTAATCATAAACCTAAGTTCCCTAAGTGGGAAGAGTTGGGAGAGATTAAGGGGGCATGGGTTACTTCGGAAGCAGAGGTATTAAAGTGTCGTGTATGGAAGCAACCTACTGTTAACAATAAAAATATTTGGCCTACTGAAGAACTAGCAGAGGCATCCCTAGCACTATCACAATTAGCACAATTACGTGATTATGTAAATGGTGATTGGAAGCCAGATTGGACTACTAGTTATACTACCAAGTATATTATTTATTGTAATACATTAGGGGTTTTAGATTGTTATGAGAGTGAAAATATAGTTCAACACTTCCTAGCATTCAAAGATGCAGAAACACGAGATGGATTCCTAGAAGCTTATCGTGACTTAATTGCAGTTGCTAAACCTTTATTGTAGGCTATCATTATGTATAATGAAATTGAAAGAAGGTCTATACAAAGAAATGGAGGTTGTAGGGGGTGTAATAGAAGTTTATATAAAGGAGATAAAATAATCTATACATACACTTCCCTAAATAGGGGGCAGAGTATTCTTTTCTGCCTAGACTGTGCAAAGGTTATTGGAGAATTAAGTGTTGCAGAGGAAGACTGCGTAATAGCAGTATAAACATGCTCCTAGAACGCCCTACATTCCATTCTAAGAGCTTTTTAGCTTGAATAGGTAGGGTAGGTAGGGGTAATATCAGAGAGCCGTACAGAGGCTTACAGGAGTGTATAAAATGATTAATGAGAAGTATGAAGGTACAGATAAGATTATTGAAGTAGGGGATAGGGTTATGTATGGAGGGGAAGTTACTGAGATTGTTGATATAAACCTTTATGAAAGGTTATCTAATGATTATAAACTGGGAAATAGTGTATGGTTAGTGACGAAAGGGTCTTTACAATACATAGGGGGTAAAACACCTCATAAACATAGAGATTTAATCATTGCATGGGCAAATGGGGTTGAGATTGAGTACCTAACAGTGGATGGGACGTGGGATAGTATGTTTAGTCCTATTTGGAATCCTCTGTGGGAATATCGCATCAAACCTTCTAAATCTCCTAAACAATTACACAAAGAACGTATCCAGAAAGAGATGGAGAAATTAGCTAAAGACTTAGAGGCATTAGATATATGATTACAGCAGCAGAACGTGAAGCTGAGTTTAGGAAGGATTGGGAGGCTCTACTAGATAAACATGAAATGATAGTAGATTATGATGATGGACAGTTAAACCTGTATGGCTGGACTAGATATACAGAAGATGGCATAACCACAGAGAAAGATTTTGTAAATTTTAACCTATAAACAATAACCCCATAACATAAGAAACAATAATATGACAGCAGTAACGGAGTTAACACTTGTGGTAGACAATGAAGAGTCATTTAAGAAAGAATTATTTAATCAGATCATGGAGGCAGGGGATCATATAGCAGAAGAAGCTTTCACATTAGTTAATAAACGATTAGCTATAGAGAAGGAAGTGAAATCATTCCGTAGAAGTATTAAAGTGCCTAGACAGCTACCACTAGAATTAGTAGATACAGATCATCCAGAGATAGATAAGATACTATTCAATGCGGGGTTCGATACAATCAATTCTAAGTGGATTATAGATATCTGTTGTTATACATGGCAAGATAAGATGAAGTGTGGTGCTGTTGTACTAGGCACAGAGAGATTAGATAAGAAGTGGCTACAGAGTGGTAATCGTAGTGATGATGCCTTTTATTATACAAGTAGAGAAGTATTACAAGATGGTATGAAGCGGTGAATAAAAGTACACTACAGTTTAAGATATACCCTGTGCTAAACAGGCAGGGTGTTAGATATATAGTAAAAGAGAATAAAATGTTTGGCAAGTATCTCGCATATACAGAAGGAGATAACTTTACTAAGACTTATAGAGAAGATGCAACCAGTTGGAGTAGTCCTGATAAGGTTGTAAGATGTCTTAGTAAGGCATTTGGAGATAGGTTTACAATAGTAGATAATTATTTATAAAATACTATCAATATTATATAGCTTTATGTGTCCTATCGAAGTTATAATTTATCTTATAAATATCTACTATAGCATTTGATCGTACATAAACTGTTGCACCATTTGCTTCCCATGTACCTAATGTATAAGCACTAGGTAAGCCATAAACTATACCTCGCTCAACACTCGCACCTTTAGGGAATACAAAAGTTTGCTTATATAACTCTCCAACCGCCCCACCTATATCTACCCATACCTCAAGCCATTGGTTTGCTGCCGAAGGTACTGCTTTAAAATAAAGCATCATATCTAAAGCATCTCCATTCCTACCTGTAATTACAGAACCATCATAAAACGTTGCAATATCTGAGGGTTTTTGACTATCAATAATAGTACCCGCATTATTAGGCAGGATAGTATCTGTATCTGCCGACACTGTAAACGATGTCCCTAAATCAACATGAACTGTATCGACATAACTAGCCCACCCAGATGTATTACCACTTAATTTACCACTTCCTCTTTCACCTATTATTATAGTCATAATAATCTCCTACACTTCTTGTACGTTAATAGTAGTCCCTAATGTATCTCTAGCCTTGCACCATATCTTTAAACTACCTACTAATGTATTGGCTGTAGCATAAGGGTTATCTGTATTAGTTATGGGTACTCCTAGTGTATCAGAGTCAACTGGTGTAGCTGTCTGTTCTAGTACTAGCAATTCTCCACTTCCCTTGTTAGTAATCAACATAGGTGTTCCTACAGCAATACCGCTCACTGTATTAATATCTATCCAAGTTTGCCCTATAATAATATCTGGTAATGTCTGTGCCATAACGTATTTCTCTTATTTTAAATGTAAAAAAATCCCCTAACTTAACTACGCAGAGGGGGACATAGTGTTAGGGGATTAGTTTAATTAGTAATTGTATTGTATATTATTCTTATCAGTTCATCTTATCCATAACTTTACTAAATGTATCTTGTAACATCTTAGACATAGTTTCTTGCGCTACTATAGCATCTTTTATCTTCTGTTGGGATTTCTTGTTAAGCTGATTAAGCTCTTCTCCTCTCTTCTCGCACTTCTCTAGAGAACTTCTAATCTCAGCTAACACTATATTAGACCGCCTTTCTCTAGCTTCACAAGCCTCCCTTCCTTCTTTATTCTTATCTAATTCTTTCTTTATCTGTGTATTACTCTTACAGTTCTGCTTCCACATTAGAAACATACCTGCTATTGCGAATAAAGCAGCAAATGCTAACGTAAGTGTGAGTAGTGTTGTACTACCTCCTATCACTCCTCCTGCTGCTAGACTTACTTCTCTTATGAGTTCTTCTGTTTCTCTTGGCATTCTTCCATATCCTTAAAGCGAATATTAGGACTAAGAACTGTATCACCAACAAACTGTAATACTCCATTTCCGACATACTGTTCCCTATCTTCTTTATCGTATAGGATGTATATAGCTACTAAGTAGAATAAGATAAGTAGTGTATTGTATATCCAATTTTCTCCTAGTACAGTGACTAAGGACACTCCTGTATTATCAAATATATAATTACTAAGATGTATGTAGTGATACTTATACCAACTCTCTGATCCTATTATATTCAACCCTACTTCCGCAATAGATAAGTAAACTATATTATCTCTTAGAGTAGAATCCTCTAACCATGCTATAATAGCTATCACTGTAAATGCAGCCATAGAGTTGAATAGGTGTATCTGAGGCATAGGTAGATTATATACCAGCTTACCTAACACATAAGGTACAACTGCTGCCAATACAAACAACAAACTAATACCAGCACCTTGTTTAAGAGGGTGTGTTATTGCATAGTATAAACATATACATATAAGAATAATCCAGAGAGTAGTAAACATTACTATTACTTCCTCACTTTTGGCTTATCTGCGCTATTACGTGGTGCTGTACTTGGTGCTGACATATACTTACTCTCTCTTGTTAGTTATTAATTAATTTGATTCTATACCTTATCATACATGAAGTATAAAGTCAAGTGTTTATATACTCATCTAATACAGACATGAACCCTCTAAAATCACCTTTAGGTATGACAGGGAAATCAGACCTTATCCCATTTCTACTTGTATATATGTAGATATGTTTTTCGGGATACCTTCTCTGAATATCTTTAGCTATATTAGTCCCTATTAAGTTACCTAGATGATAATCTATAAAGATAATATCAGCGGCTTCTATTAAAGATTCATCTACTTCTTCTGTAGTGTGATAAATACAATCGTTCCTAGCCTCTAAATAGCATTCAATTAAAGTTCGATGTGCTTCTGAATCTTCTATAAATAATACATTATTCATTATTAGCCATAAACTGTTCTACAGTCCTAGTGAAAGTATCCATAGTAGTTTGCCTAGCTACCTCAGATTCTTTTAATTGCCTTTGGGCTTCCCTATTAAGGAGATTAAGTTCATCGTTCCTTAACTTAGTAGTAGTTAATTCCTTTCTATAAGCTTCCCTTTCCACATGGCAAGCTCTTTGGTCATCCTCTACTAACTTTAATTTTCTTTGTAAGTTTTCTTCATTAGTTTGGATACTCTTAGTATTAGCTCTTACTAGATATGCACAGTAATATACTAATATTCCACTGAATATCAACATAAGTGTATTGGATAATCCGACACTACTTACTAGGTTAGGAACTTGTTTCAGTATTCCTTCTATCATTAGAGTTCCTTGTATTAATACTCTTTAAACATACCCCTAGAAGGCTCTAGATTCCATTCTAAGGGCGTTTCTCTGTTTCTAGGTAGGGTAGCTAGGGGTAGATTAGTAAGCCCTTAGAGGGGCTGTATGGAGCTTCTACTTGGGTGTTATCATACTTTTAATCTTACTGCCTAATGATGAGCCGAAGAAGAATGACACTACTGTTTGTCTCTCTGCTAACAATTGTCCTATGACTACACCTATTAGATTAGATATAATAGCAATAGTAGCCGGATCATCTAGTTTAAAATAGGAAGTAGTAAATACAGCACCTACGTTGATAAGCACCAATACGAAGATAATAACTAGATTCTTAGACATGATAGATTCTGCTATCTTATCTGCCTGAACATTATGCACCTTATACTGACTACTAGCTCTCTCCCTGCTTTCCTCATCCATCCGTTCTAGGATAGTCTCATTCTCCATTACTGCCATCTTAAATTCATAAGCCAGTTCAGGGTTATTAGATAAGATACGTTCTGCATTATCTACTGAACTCTCCCCTGTAACCTCTTTGGCTATATTAGAGACTAATTCAATAGTTTCTTTCTTCTTATTCTTACTAGAGAACAAATCAATTACATCTGGTACAAATTTGAGTAACCCTAGTGCTAGTAAACTCATACTTCCTCCTTACACTTATACTCTTTAATATAAGCCTTATAACAATGTTTAGGATCATTAAATAACCAATCAATAAACTTTTCAAATGGATAGATATATGAACGCTCTAATCCTTTAGCTCTTTCCTCTATTGCTTTCTTACCTGTAACTCCACTAACAGTTTTATATGTAGTGGAGAATAAGACAGATGCCCCCATTACATCTATTCCATGTGCTATAGCAAATATATAGAAATTAAACTCTTCAAAGTCTGTTATCTTATATACAAGGTTTCTTATAATGGATAGTGGGATGAGAAGAAGAGAGGCAACTATAGCTAAGAGTAGTAATCCTATATTTCTTATAAACATGGTTAGCTGCCTATGAAGTTAGATTTAGTATGTGCAATCCTGAATGGTAGCCACACGGCTTCAAAAGCATCTATATTAGATTGATTTATATTGAGAGTACTACCATTCTTAAATAAGAAATCTCCTATATCAACACCATCTCTAATGTAATCCTTTACTGAATCTAATCCCCATTGATCTTCTTTGAATGCGCTACACATAACACCCTCAAATCCAACACCAGTTTGCATTGCTGTTTGACGTTGTTGCTCTAATGTAGGAAGTGGTGGTGTATTTTTAGCAGCGAGTAGTTCATCATATTCTTGCTCTATAATATTAACCAACCCTTCATGATTAGACTCGATAGGATCTATGAATAACTTCCCTTGAGCATTCTTAAAAAACTTTTTATCTGTCATATTTACACCTTTTTATAAAATCTCAAACCAATAATCAATAGAATCAGAACCTAGTGTTGTAACTTCGTATGTTTCACTAGGCAATACGTCAAAACTGATTGATGTGCCCTGTTCGTTACTTGTAATGGTTTGTCTGGTTCTTTCTACTATCACACCGTCAATCTCAAGTAATAATCCCGTTGTTTGAGCTGCGCCTCCAGCTATAGATGAAGACACTTGTACAGGTCTAACTCTTTTTGAGTTGTTTGTATGTACTACTCCAGAAGACCTAGCCATATTCACACGACCTTGCCCTAACCCTAGTGGAGCTTCATACCACTTAGATAACAATAATACTGTACAAGCCGCTGTTTCATCAACAAGCGATTTTGTGGTTGTACCACCGGCATGTTCCTCATTAACGACAACATTATCATTATCAGTTATAACATCTACTGTAAACTCTGCGTTGTTATTCGTAGTAGATGTAACTTGTATTACATCACCAGTTTCTAAACCATCAATTATGCCTATACCTGTCAGTGCTATATTATTCGTTGAATTATTAAATGTGGCTGCACCTGTTACTATTTTAGTGGGTGTTATTTTAGCGTATTCCCAATAAGTATTAGTAATATCTAGTTCTGGGTCTTGCCCGCTATGGGCTTGTTTAGCTCTATATAGAACTCCATTTCTATCACAGTAACCACCTTCTAAATAAGAGAATCCACTTGTCCAAGGAATAATACCGCCGTGACCTTGTTTACTTACTTGACCTGTAATATGCTTATCTATACCACCTTGATCTAAATGTATTAAATCAGTATCTTCTAATGCTGTTGCTGTTGTTAATTCCGATAACGTCTTTGTTTCAACAGGAAAACTTGTTAATGTTGCCATATATTATCTCTTATCTCTCTAAGCTGTTTTCTTAAATACATTTACACTCTCAGTACCTATTGTATCCGTACCTGATAAAGTCCATGTACCACCTAATCTTGTACTAATAGCTGTAGCATCTTCTGCTGTAGTGGTTATGTGCAAATCTCCTACGATGTATCTATTCCTAAAATGATCTATCCATAAGAAGATATTATTAAATATAAAGTTTAGGAAAGGTCTAGGCCATTTACCTCGTACACTTATACCACTAGATTGTATCTGGTCAGGAGGTAAATATTTATTAGGATATGCCTGTAAGCCGTCTCCCTTACCTAAGTCGTACTGTTCTACTATATCTGTCGTAGCCCAGCTTAGTTGTACATCTGGTTCAGCCATTTATTATAATCCTGTTGTCAATTTCCAAGCTAGGATAGAACCATCGCTTAGTTCTATAGCTTCATTATTATTAGTAGTTAAGATACCATCTTCTGCAATAAACTGAGAAGTATCAAATATCTCTGCCATTGGGTTGACTACATCTTCATCTATTTCTGGTAAGAAAGAATGTGCATTACTCCATGATTCTATATAGGAAGGTGTGGCTAGTAGTGAGCCATCATCTAACTCTATTGCTTCATTATTATCAGTGAATATCAAATCCTGAGAAGATAGTATCTCTGATCCTACAAAGGAATCTCCTTCATCATCAAATACCAGAAGTGTACCAACACCAGCAGCAGATATTTCATCAAGGGTTCTAGCTAGTTTTCTAGTAGCACTTCTGTCTACATACCCCATGAAGAAAGCTGGGTAGTGTTCAAATAACTGGGGAGAGGGACAACCTGTTATAGATACTAGAATATCTAGTATTACCGGTTCTGTACCATCTGAGTTATTAATAGCTATACGTCTTAGAATAGCTAATCTATACTCATCATCTTCCATACCAGCACGATGTACACTATATAACCTACCATAGTTATTTAACTGTTCACCTTCTGCAACTAAGATACCTCTATCTTCTAGTAGTTGGAATATAGTGTCTTCAACTTTTTGTAACTCTCTTAAGGGAGTCTCTAGTAACCCTCTTGCTTTAGGTTTATCTTTCCAGAAGTCTATAAGGAAATCTAAACCATTAGCAACTACATCTTGTTTAGTAGGTGTAGCCATTAGATCACCTCTACAGTTATATCTGAGAGTATAGTCCTAGCATATTCTGTATCTGCAATAGATAACTTAGTTGTCTGCCAATTGGCAGGATTAGGTGTATCCCCTTGGTTAGTTATTTGTTGTACACTAACTACGAGAGCTTCTAGTGAACCTACTGCTGTAATAATACCACCGAAGTAATTAATAGGTATTACATCTTGTCCTAGAGATAACTGATCTGTACTCTCTACAATAGAT